AACAATTAAAGATATTGCGGGTAAACAACAATTACAATATAATAACGCTACAAATACATCATTTGGGGCACCTCCGGTATTAGTATTACGTATTGGGGATTTTTATAATACTAAAATTATACCTGAATCATTAAGTCTCGCGTATGAATCGTTAGATATTAATCCAGAAGGGATTGGTATTCAACCAATGATTGCGAATGTGACTTTAGGGTTTAAATTTGTGGGTGGTAGTGGATTAAAAGAATCTATTGATAAATTACAAAATGCTTTAACGTTTAATTATTATGCTAATACTGAAATTTGGGATGATAGAGCGGATGTTACCGCACAGGAAGATTTCTTAAAAGTTTTAGATAAAGAATTTTTAGCGATGGCATCTCCTCCTCAGGCACCGGCAATTAATCAAGCCGCGGTTGAGAATGGTCAAAACAATAATAGTACAATTGGTGTTACGTTAACAAATGTTATATCAGGAAATACTGAAACAGGAACTCTTAGTTATTCTGACTTTATGGTTAAGTTTGTCAATGAAACTCAAACATATTTCCAAACGGTTGTTAACAAAACAAAAGAAAGTGTTAATCAATATAATAATGCGGTTAGACAACAATGGATGTTAGAACGTTCTTACACACAAGGTAGTTTTGGAGTTAGTCCAACCAAATCAGTTTTATTTGGGAAACCAAGTAATGTTGAAAAAAGATTTGACACTATTTTTGGTGAGTTAGAATCAAACATTCAAAGTGGTGATGAAGGTTTTATTAAATTCATGTCATCAACTGTATGTAATTTTTCACCAAAAGTGATTCGTCAATTAAAAGAAAATTATAAGAATTTAGTTAAGAACAAAAGGGCTTCATTTCAAAACGCAATTACAAAAATAACTCAAGATATTACAACTGCAGAACAAACATATATTCAAACAATTGGAAGAGCTAATATAATGATTTTTAATGGTTCTACAAGTTATACAACTGGTACTGATGGATATCAAGCAAAATCAGGTCCGGTTAAAGTATATGTTACTAGTGGGACATCTGATGTTCATACAACATCTACAGGGGCATCTAATACGCTAATGGAACTTGATAACGACATTAGAAAAATATACGATGGTATTCAAGAATTTAATGCTCTTATTTGGAGCGAGACTGAATTTATTAATCCTTCAGATAAGTTAACGTATAAAGGTGTTTTAGTTTTTGAAACAGATACTAAAGGTAAATCTGTTGATAGTACAATAACGGTTGAAAATGTGTTTAAACCATTTAGTAAAAATACTCAATTTGAAGATAATATTTTTAGAAGAGTTTATATGGTAGTTTCTGACGATGTTGTTGATACTAAAAAATATGAAACATTTAAAACTGCGATGATTGGTAATATTATTAATAATAGTGGTTTATTAAGTGGTGGTTTTGATGATGTTGAATCTAAATTTGATAATTATTGGGTTACACAAACAAGACCATTATTTGTTAATGAAAATAATATTACAAAGGCGTTTGTTGATGATGTTGAAAAAAATAAATTGAAAAATTATTTAAAATATACACCATTTGATAAAAAAACAAGGGTGTTAACATATACAACAGAAACTAATGCTAGTGATAATTCTAAAAAATCACAAAAAACTATGATATCATCATTGGCGGATACAACAAATAGAAACACAGATAATAATAGATGGAACTCTGAAGACGGAGTTTCAGCAGGGGCATACATATCAAAAGTAAAACTTAATTAATGGCATTTCAATATTGGAATAGGTATAGTGAATTTCTAATTAACGGTGAACAAACCGTTGTACCTTACGTGCAGTTACCTCAAAAACCTACGGATAAGGCATTTATTTATAAAGTGGGCAGAAGTCGATTGGATAAAGTATCTCAGGATTATTATGACTCACCATATTTTGGGTGGTTAATACTTCAGGCTAATCCTCAATATGGGGGGTTAGAAAATACCATATATGATGGTGCGGTATTGATTATACCATTTCCATTACTACCTTCATTACAGGACTACAAGGGAGCAGTAGAAAATCATTTTTATTATTATGGCAGGTAACTTAAGAGCAGACAACAACGGAGATATATTAGTAGAGTTTGATTACAATAATATTATTGTTGTAGACCCTAACAAAACAATTGACTCTGCTGGTAAAATACAGGAAAGATTAATAGACCATGAGAGTTTAGTTATGTACGCGAATTTGGAGGCGGAAGTTCTTCCAAGAACTAAACTTGCGGTAGGTGGAAGTCCGGAGGATAGAATAAGAACAATCTCTGTTGCTAAGATGAATTTCTTAAAACCAACCAAAGATTCATTTTTGGGTGTGGGTTATTATGATGAGTTAACTGGTGAAAATACGACAAAATTCAAAGGTGATAATCAAATGATGGAAAAGGCAGTAGTCCCAAAAAACGGTGATACTCCTTATATTATTAGTTCTCCTGCAAATTTAAAAGATGTTTTTGATAATGGTTTATTAGGAATTACATCAATTAATGTTACTACTAATTCATCTTTTGTACCTTCAGTTAGTATGACGTTAGAAGATGTACAAGGAAAAGCGTTATTTCAATTGGGTAATAATTCACCATACGCAGCATTTTTTAATTTACCATATCCACCATTTTATTTGACGTTAAAAGGGTTTTATGGGCAAGCAATTAGATATCAGTTAAATTTAGAAACTTTTCACGCAACATTTAACACATTTAGTGGAAATTATCAAGTTAGTTTAAAGTTTAAAGGTTATAAGTTTAATGTCCTTAATGAAATCTCAATGGGACATTTATTGGCAGTTCCTCATATGTATGGACAAACTTTTAATGTTTCAACAACTCCGGGAGGTACTCAAGAATCTAATAAGGCTGCGGAATCTCAATCAAGTGCTCAAGGTGTTATTTCTAAAAATAATTCACAAAGTGGTGATGAAATCACAACTCAAATAGTTTCAGAAAGAGGTTATCAAAAAATTGCGGAGGTTTATAGTGAATATAAATCTAAAGGATTAATTGCACCTGATTTACCTGAATTAACGGTATTTCAATTAATGACTAAGTTAAGTACGTTTGAGAATAATATAATGAATTCGTTTCCTAAAGCCAAAGTTGAACCATTATCAAATATCCGAACTTATAAAGAAATTTTAAAACAATATTTTTCTTCGGTTAGAGGTGCAAATGTTTCTTGGTTTAATACTTATCTTGACCCAAAACCAATTATACTAAATAATACAAATGAGAGAGTTTACGTTTTCAAAAAATTAGAGACAAAAGCGAAAAATGACGCAATTGAATTATTAAAAACTTATGTTACTAAATTTAACAAAGCTTTATCTGAAAACGCAACGTTAGGTAGTAATGGAGAGTCTCCAATCCCAAACCCAATTAAATATGATAATTTTATTATTAGCCCACTTGCTGATGGTGCTATTAATTGGAAAGAGACGGTTAAGGTTCAAACAGGTAAACAGACTCCAACAGACGACGATATTAAATTACTAAAAGAACAAATATATCAAAATAGTATTCCGGTTGTTGAGTTAAAAGATGTTAATGGGACAAAAACACCGGAAGTTGTAAATACTAATTATTTTATATTTGAAGGTAATAATAGATTTGATAGTCAAATTTCATTACTTGAAACTAATGCAAATAAAAAATTATCAGAATATGAATCATTAATTTCTGCGGAATTATTGAGAAAAATTGAAGATACCTCAACGGGGTTAGGGTTTAAACCTACCGTTAGAAATATGATTGCTGTTGTAATGGCATCTGCCGAGGCATTTATTCGTTTATTAGATGATGTACATACAAATGCTTGGAATGTTAAATATGACCCTGTTAGAAAACAAGCAATTATGGACAATCCATCTTCTGCTCAAAGTTCTGAAACAAGACAAAATTTTGAAATATCTACAAGTGCTCAAGAATCAAATCAAGGACTAGCAAACGCTAAAGAACCGGTTTACCCATGGCCTTTATTCTTTGTTGAAACACCGGAAGATAAGAAGGGTAGATTCCAATTAAAATATATTGCAGACCCAACGGTTGTTGATTTAACTCAAGGGTATCTGTTTGACAAATGGCCTGAAGTTGAATTTGTTGAGGAGTATATGAAAGGTATTACTCAAAAATTCAGTGTACCAATCGCACCTCCACCATTAGATAATGAAAGAGATACAAATAGAATTAATATCAATGCAATTGAATTTCCGTCAGCCGGATTACCTTATGTTAATAAAGAAGAGGTAAAATTCTTTTATGAAATTTGGGAGAGACAATTTTTAACTTCACACTATTCAGGGTTAGTTAGAGCTAATTCTAATCAGATTGATGAGTTAATTAAATTAAATGTTGAAGCCGAGGTTAATAATATTGTAAAAGGACTTGGAATAAGTTCTCCATACTTAACATTAAAACTTAAAAATTATAATTTAAAGGCAAATTCATATCCTGAGTTTCTAAGTACAATTTCGAATAATGGTACTGGTAGGGCGTATCAAGATTACATTCGTGATTTCTTTGTTACACCATATATTAGGAATTTGGTGGATAATTCATATAGTATTTTATCTACATCTGACATTGGAAAAATACCTCAAGTAAGTACTAAATCGTTAGCACTTGAGAAATTATTAACAAACGCTTCAAATGAACCATTGGTTGTGGATACATTACCTTATACAGACCCTACGTGGTGTTTAACTAATTTAAGTTCAAGTAATAAATCGGTGGGTAATGAAGTGTACAATACAAAGAAAACTTTAAAAATATTTGAACCAAGAAAAATTATTTCAAATTTTAATGATGTTTATAATTTTACGACCAATAGACCGGTTACAAATTTTTCATTTTATCAAAATGAAAATCCGTCATTAGTTGCGGTACAATTTAATTTATTAAATCCTTATGGGTTTGTTGATTATTACAAGAGTCGAGAACCTAAAAATTTTATTGCAACTGAGGGGTATTGTGATTTTACAACACCAACAAATCAGTTACCATTTAAAACAACAACTTCTATGTTGAATACACCTTATTTTGTTAATTCAATAATAAATGGTGTTCAAAATAATAGAAGAAGTGACCCATATCCATATGTTCAATCGGCTTATCTTTTCTTAAATTCATTACCATTAGCGACTTTAAGAGAAAGATATAAAACTAATACGGGTACTTTTGTTGACGAATTAGATTACATTTCGTCTTGTTTGAAAAAATTTGGTGCGATTCATAAATTGCCTTATGCTTGGATATTAAAGTATGGTTCAATTTGGCATCGTTATAAAAAATACAAAGAATCTAACGTTGATATTTTAACAACTGCTTGGACTAACTTTGATTACACAACAAATTATAGTCCTATTTTGAGTTCAAATACTCAAAACTATCAGTTTAAATATAATAGTGACCCTGTTTCAATAACGTTACAAGAAGAGACATCGATTACTGCAAATATGAATATTGGATTTTATCCTAAAGTGATTAATGATTTTAATGTTTTTTATAATGGGTTTGAATTGTATGATGATTACACTAACGCTGAAATTCAAAAAAGTGTTGATGGAGGAATGAAGTTGTTCAACTTTAAACAATCTAATATAAATGCTAATCAAAACGGAAAAGAGTTAAACGTTAAGACATATTCGGTTTTACTTAGTAGTAGTAATTATTATCCTGAGGTTAATTGTAATCCTGTTAATAATACTAAGGGTACCGACTATTTTGTAGTTCCATCGTTTGGTAATACTTTAAATCAATCTGTAATTGCTTGTATTAGTAATTTAACAACTGATGATATTACAAAAGTTGATTTAACATCAAACCCTAGTGTTTATAATGGTTCGGTTAGAACTTTATGGTCCGCACCTAACTATGGATATTTTGATAGTAATCAAATTGCCTACCCCCAACCGGATTCTTACATTAATTTAATTAATAGTGGTGAAACACAATCTCCATTATACTTTTTGAATGGGGATAACTATACCAAAATTGAAGAAATATTTTCAGTTTTTGAGAAAAAAATATTAGATTCGTTTGAACAGGAGTTTTTAAATTTTAGTAAACCTATTACAAATAGTTCAACAGGTGCTGAAGTTTCACAATTTGAAACATCGGTAGTTCAAGTTAATGCTACATTTAGAAATTTCCAATCATTATTTAGAAATTTAATGACAATAGCTGCCCCGGGAAAAAATGTTTTGGACTCAGAATATTTTAATAACGCGATTGGTAGTCAATATAATGTTTTCCAAGCGGGTATTAAAGATTTCATGAATTATGATGTTTTATTTAGATATGGTAATCCGTCAAATTATAGAAGAAGAATTTTTGATTCATATCTTTCACATAATAATGTGCAAAAAGTTGTTGACCCAATTCAATTCCAACCATATGTTAAAAATACATTACCAACCAGAACTAGTACTTTAAGTCTTAGTCAGTCTCAATCGTTAAATCCAAATGCTTGGATTACCCTTGAAACTGAAGTTGGGTTTTCAACAATAAATAACGTTAGATATAGTAGCACGGGTTCATATATTACAGATTTCTTTATTGATAATAATATTTTATTCTCAGTTGATAATGTTGTGTTATTGGCACCAATTATTAAAATGTATGCTACTCAAAAATTAAAGAATCCAACTACTACCGTTGCTCAATTTCAGGCACAAATTAATCAGTATTTAACCAACGAAAGTGTGTTACAAGATAATTTTTTAAATCTTGTTTTAGATGGTGTTAGAAGGGATTTACCGGACCAACAACAATTACCTGAAAAAACAATTCAAACTGTAATTGATGGACAACAAAGTAAAGTTGAAAACTATGAAGTATTTAAAGCTCTAAATGATAAATGGATTGCTGGAGGGGATTATAAAACTAAAACACTGTTTGAAGATATTCTATTCTTAGATAGAGCGTCAAGAAATATTGGTGATACTATCTTATTGGATATTTTTGATATGAGAAGTATGTTTAGTCAAAAATCTTTAAACGAAACTATGAGTGTTTATACATTCATCAGTGGATTATTGATTAAAAATAATTTCACTGTGATGAATCTACCGGCATATATTAATTTTTATAATGTTCAGGATGTTGATGGTACAACAATACCAAATAAAGCCGAAGGGTCATTAGAGTTTGCTAATAGTTTATGGGGAACATTTTTAGATGTTGATTACAGAAAATCAAGTTCTAAAATGGTTTGTTTTTATGTTGGAAAACCATCTCAATATTTAGAATTACCAAAAGGTAATTTTAGGTTTAGAGATGACGGTTTTAATATGAGTCGTGCCTCTGAAAATCCTTTGATTGAAAATCAAGTTGGTAAAAAAGATTGGGGGGTTTCAAATAAATGTGTTGGATTTACAGTTGATATTGGGACAAGAAATCAAAATGTGTTTTACTCATTCTCTGTTTCTCAGGATAATGGTACTGCAACTTCAGAATCAATTGCAACACAGATAAATATATCTGAACAAGCATCAGGTAAAAATGTTTCAACACAAAATGCAAGTTTGTATAATCTTTATAAACAAAGAAGTTACAAATGTTCTGTTGTCTGTTTAGGGAATGCCTTATTACAACCAACAATGTATTTTAATTTAAGACACGTCCCAATGTTTAATGGACCGTATATGATACAACAAGTTGAACATAGTATCCAACCGGGACAGTTTCAAACATCATTTCAAGGAATTAGACAAGGAGTATACGATTTACCCGCAATTGATAGTTTTATTCAAAGTATTAATCAAAATTTATTAACAAAAATTGAATCACTTCTTAAAATTAAACAAGATAAAATTAATGTATTAAGTGCTTCAACCGAATCTAATAAAACAAATAATACAGTTCAATCTGCAAATAATACAAAAGGTGCTCCAAATGAATGTGAAAGTCAGGTACTTCCAATTTATTTATCTAAAAAATATCAGGCAACTAATGCAGTTCTTACCAAAATGACTGAAAAAGAATTTGCGGATGTTCTTAAACGAGTTATGCCAAATAACCCTGAGTTGGCAACAATTATTTATTGTATTGCTTATCTTAGAACTTTCCAAAAAGATAGTAATAGTAAATTAGGTGTGTTTAATGGTTGGAATAATAACTTTGCAACGGCTCCATTAAATGTTGATTACGGTCAGATTGATGATACGTTCCTTAGTACATATTCTTGTGTAAATCTTAATCCAAATCCTTCAACTAAAGGAACAACACCTGTTGCTAATTTTGCATCGATTGATACATTTGTGTCGTTTATGACTGCTAGATTACAGGAAAGAGTTCCACAAGTATTAGAGTTGGGTCTTGTTAAGTATTATGCTTGTTATTGGCCGGTTAAAAATGTTAGTGAATCTACTTATGATTCACATACTAAAGAATATACTGAAACTAAAGAAACATTTGATAAAGCGTTAACCTCGGCACTTAGTGTCGGTGTTGCAACTAAAGCGATTGTTGAGGATTTAAAAAATATAATTAATAAAGTTGAGAGTGAAGGTACTACAAATGGTGTTCCAAATACTGCAGCGGTTACCTCACAATTAGCATGTCCTCCACCAACTATTACATCATTCTCTCCTTTATCAGGTAATACTGGAACTATAGTTCAAGTTAATGGAGTTAGTTTTAATGGTGCCACCTCAGTTACAGTTAATGGAGTTAGTGTTCCTGCAACAGGATTCACGGTGTTTAATAATACAACATTAAGGTTTAACACACCAATAATTGGAACGGGTACTGTAGTTAATAAAGGTAAGATTGTTATTGTAACCCCTAATGGTACCGTAACAAGTACAAATGATTATACATTTGACCCATCAATCACTGCGTCATCTGCAGCATCACCGGGTGGTTATCAAAATCCACAAAATCAAACTGCAAACGCACCTCAAACTGAGACTGTAAATACTAATCCTCAGACTGTGGGTAATATTACTATGATTGGTACCGCGGTTCAGTTGAACGATAGTAAAACTCAATCATTAAATGTTAAGATAAATCCACAGGAAACTGGATGGGTATTATCACCTAATCCTGACATGAAATATGTAGTATATGAATTAGAGGAAGTTAACGGTAAAGTTACTCGAAAATATATTTCACAAAGTGTGATAGGTGTTGGAGGGCAAGTATCAAATAATCAGTTTAATATTAACTTAACTGAAGTTGAATCTTATTTTATAACTAATATCCCTAAAATTGAAGGTAAAACACAGATTGATATTGTGTTTGTTCTTAAAGCGTATAAAGGACAAGAACAACCCGTGGTACAACAATTTCCGTTCAGAGTTTGGTATACATTACCAAATCAATCTCAAGTTCCTGTTGACAATGTTCCAACTAGTCAAACATTACCAACATTCCCACCTCAACAAATTGCTTTCGTTAAAATAGGTGAGTCCACTGAGTTACAAGGAAGTGGTTGGAGTTATTATAATATTAAAAAACCGGATGGAGGATATATTACATATCAATTAACAACTCAAGAACCATTTGACGAACGAAAAGCTATTAATAATAGAGTTTTATACGCTGAAACATATGAAATTGCAAATTATGGTGGTAGTGGAAGTGTTGCGACTAATTATACTAATTTAATTAATATTAATAAATTGGGGAATTTTAGATTACAAGTACAATATAAACCGTATGGTAATACATCTCCGATTGGTGGTGAAGTTTTAGTTCAAACTATAGTAAGTGACGTTTTCACTTTATAACATAACGATATATTTATAATAAAAACAATTTTATGAACATAAAATCAGCATTAGACAACTATCTTGGGAAATCAACTAGAGTTTCTCAAACAGATAACGGTGACGGAACACAACAAGTTTGTGATTTAGACACAGGGGATTGTTATACAATCAGAGAAAGAGATGGTCTTATTGAAAGAGCCGGACACCAAACAACTATTAATAGAAAAGTTAGAGTTGAAACGGCAGGAGGAATTAAACAATTATTAAACGGATAATCGAAATGGCTTTAGACAAGAAATTAATACAAGAAATTGCAAGATATCATAATATCAACAAGTATATTATGGAACAAGAGGCGGAAGTTCCTGAAGACCCAACAGCGGGGTTAGAGGCGTTAACGCCACCACCACCTGCGGGAGGAGAAGTTCCACCGGCACCGGCACCTTCTGAGGCAGTACCACCACCAGCACCGGGAGACGGGGCACCACAACCAATTGATGTTGCTAATGACCCTGACGTTGAAAAAATTGACGATGAGGGACAATCAGAAGAAACAAGTACTGAAGGTGAAGAATCTGAAGAACTTGAAATAACTGACTTAGTTAATTCTCAAAAAAATATTGAAACAAAACAAGAAGAATATTTTGAAAACTTGTTTAACCAATTGTCTAACTTAGAAGCTAAATTGGGTGAGATGGATAATGTTATGAACAAATTAAACTCACTTGAAAATAAAATTGAGAAGTATCGTGAAAAAACTCCTCAAGAAAAATTAGAGTTGAGAAGTTACGATTCATATCCATTTAACCAAAAACTTTCACAATTCTTCGATGACAAACAAGAAGAGATGGAGAAAACAGGAAAAAATGATTATGTTTTAACTTCAGACGAAGTTGAAGATATTAATGTAAATGATATTAAAAATTCATTCCAACCTGGTTCTCAAGAAGATGAATACAAAACATCATTCAAACGATAATAAAAAATTCAAAGGTGTCTTAACGGACACCTTTTTTTATTTGACTTCATTAATTTTATCACCTATATTTAAAGGACAATTTAACAATTTAATTTTATAACACATGAGTTCATTAGACGCCGTATTGGCACAGTACGAAAATTCAAAACAATCAGGGGGCGGGGCCCAAGGGAAAATGTCGCAAGACGAAAGAATGAAAAAATATTTTGCACTTATCTTAAGTGATAAGGAGCAATCTGGACAAAGAAGAGTTAGAATCTTACCTACAAGCGATGGTTCATCACCATTTAAAGAGGCTTGGTATCATGAGATACAAGTAGGAGGACAATGGCAAAAATTTTATGACCCGGGAAAAAACGATAACGAACGTTCACCTTTAAATGAGGTTTATGAAGAGTTAATCTCAACCGGAAAAGAATCAGACAAACAATTGGCTGCTCAGTATCGTTCTCGTAAATTCTATATCGTAAAAGTTATAGATAGAGATAAGGAAGAAGACGGACCAAAATTTTGGAGATTCAAACACAACTACAAAAATGATGGTATCTTAGATAAAATCATTCCAATTTGGAGAAACAAAGGAGATATTACTGATGCTAATATCGGTAGAGATTTAATCATTGAATTAAATAAAACAAAGGCTCCAAATGGTAAAGAATATACTGCAGTATCTACAATTATGTACGAAGACCAAGGTCCGGTACATACTGACCCGGCTCAAGCAAACGCTTGGATTACTGACGAATTAACTTGGTTAGATGTTTATTCTAAAAAACCTGTTGAATATCTTGAGGCAATTGCTCGTGGAGAAACACCAAGATGGGATTCGGAAAAAGGTGGATACGCTTACGAAAGTGATTCAGTTAATACGGAATCATTTGGTGGTGGAAAATCTCAAAGTTCAGCACCGGTTGACCCTCAAGCAAACGACTTCCCGGACGAGGATTTACCTTTCTAAAATAAAACAATCAAACTTGGACATTTTGTCTAACTAAGTGTCCAAGTTTTATAATATTATCATATGACATTTAAAGAAGAAATTGATTTACAATTAAGGGACAATAAAATGTTGTCTTATGAAATTCTAAGTCAACTAAAAGATAAAACATACTTCTCAGGGAGAAGTAAAGAAATTGGTGATAGTGTTTTATTTGGAATGTTGGACGAAGGGGCTAATGAAGAAGGTGTAATCAGTAGTCGATTGATTACTTTTCATGAAGAAGAAATTGATGTACTATATGGTGAAGATTCTTCAAAATACAATAGAAATAAAACAAACAAATTACCACACATAAAAAAAATAGAAAATGGCGATTAAGAAAAACGATTTCAAATCAATTAAAGATAAATTCTCGGTATCGGCAAAATACAAACCACAAAGATTTTTTGACTTAGGTCCGGACTTCTTGGATGCGGTTGGATTACCCGGACCTGCGATTGGACATCTTAATATGTTCTTGGGTCACTCGGATACGGGTAAAACAACAGCACTTGTAAAAACTGCTGTTGATGCACAAAAAAAAGGTATTTTACCTGTCTTTATTATTACCGAACAAAAATGGTCGTTTGAACACGCTAAGTTAATGGGGTTTGATTGTCAGGAAGTTGTTGATGAAGAAACAGGTGAATTAGATTGGGATGGATTTTACATCTTTAATAATAACTTTAATTATATCGAACAAATTACTGATTACATTAATAATTTATTAGACGAACAAGAAAAAGGAAACTTAGATTATAGTTTATGTTTTATGTGGGATTCAGTAGGTTCTGTACCTTGTAAAATGACTTATGAAGGTAAAGGTGGTAAACAACACAATGCATCTGCATTAGCGGATAAAATTGGAATGGGTATTAACCAAAGAATTTCGGGTTCTCGTAAGTCTGATTCAAAATATGAAAATACTTTAATCATTGTTAATCAACCATGGGTTGAATTACCTGATAACCCATTTGGTCAACCAAAGATTAAAGCTAAAGGTGGAGAGGCGATTTGGTTAAACTCATCATTGGTTTATTTATTTGGTAACCAAAAAGGTGCTGGAACAACTAAGATTACTGCAACTAAAGATAAACGAACTATTAAGTTTGCTTCAAGAACAAAAGTTTCGGTAATGAAGAATCACATCAACGGATTAGGTTATGATGATGGAAAAATTATTGTAACACCACACGGATTCATTGCGGGTAAAGATAGTGCGGAAGAAAAAATTAATATTGAAAAATATAAAAAAGAATACGCAGAATATTGGAAGGATATCATCGGAACTGATGGTGACTTCGACCTAAAAGAAGAAAAAGAAGAAAGAGAATTTTAAAATATTATTCACCTCTAAATCACCAATGTGATTAAAACATTATTAGTAGATGGGTCCAACTTAATGAAGATTGGATTCCACGGAGTAAAAGACCTCTATAGTGACGGAAGTCACTTAGGGGCTATTTACCACTTTATAAATACAATTCGGAAATTCCTTGAGGAACATAACTACGATAAGGTAGTTGTGTTCTGGGATGCCGAACATAGTTCATCCACTCGGAAAGAACTTTATCCACAATATAAAGGAAATAGAAAACAAGATATGAATGAGTTTAAGTACGAATCATATCTACAACAAAACGCTCGTATTAAAGAATATCTTGAGGAAGTCTTTGTTAGACAAGTTGAGATGATTAATAATGAGGCGGATGACTTGATTGCTTATTATTGTCTGAGAGCAACTAATGAAGAGATTACCATTTTTTCATCAGATAAAGACCTTACACAACTTATTTCGGATAAGGTAACCATTTACTCGCCAAACGCAAAACAATACTTTAAACAGGGTGATATGATTACCATAAATAAAGTTCAGATACCACATTATAATGTATTACTTTGTAAGATTCTCACCGGAGATAGTTCAGATAATATTAGTGGAATTGAAGGTTTAGGTGAAAAAACTTTGGTTAAATTATTCCCGGATATGCTGGTTAAACCATGCACTATTAACGAAATACGAGTTAATGCCGGGATTCTCATGCAAGAAAAGAAATCAAAAGTATTGGAAAATATTTTGACTGGTAAAACAAAAAATGGTATAATTGGTGAAGAGTTTTATACTACAAACGAAAAAATAGTTAATTTATCTAACCCTTTAATAACAGACGATGGAAAAGAATTAGTTGACCAAATTATCACAGACACGATTGACCCTACTGATAGGGGATACAAAAACTTAATGAGGATGATGATGGAGGACGGACTCTTCAAATATCTTCCAAAAAACGATGAAGCTTGGGTAAACTTCCTAAGACCATTCATGAAATTAACAAGAAAAGAAAAACGAAACACAAACAAAAATTAAATTTATGAGAGAGCAAGAAAGCACTAAGATGGAATTTTTATTGACATTAAACGATAACATCGTAGTCCAAAGATTCTTTAACGTAAGAGGGTTCAACCCAAAAGCAAAAAGTTCGGTTGAACTATATGAATTCCTTGCAGAATTCAAAGAAGAACTTCAAGAATACTTGAAAATGAAGACTTTAGTCTATATGATGGACAATAAAGATTCTATCATTCACGACCCAAGTATTATGGACACATCGTTCACTGATGGACCTGAAATGTTTAACATTATTATCAAATTAGGGGAACAGACAATTTGTCATAGAATTTTTGATGGAAAATTTTATCCGCCAAAAGTTCGTTATACTGTCGATGTAAGACCTTTCCTGAAGGAAACTCTTCGAGGATTGACTGACATTTTTTCAGATAAAAAATTAAGTTACAATTATTTGGAACTTGACTTAAGTAAGTAAGTATTTAATAATACAAGGGTAACTTTTAAAACAATTTATGAACAAAAATTTCGATTATTTAGGGAACACATTTCAATTACAATTACTGAATCAGATTATATTAGATAAGGACTTTTCATCTTCAATTATGGATGTTATTGAGCCAATCTATTTCGACAACAAGTACTTTAAAATCATTTTACAGATGACAAAGGAGTATCACAAGAAATATGAATCTACTCCTAATTTCGATACTCTTGAGCAGATAGTTAAGTCTGAAATCTCCCAAGAGATGGTTGCCAAGATTGTTTTGGACACATTAACTCAAGTTAAAGAGGCTCCATTTGAAGGAACTACTTTCGTTCAGGAGAAGGCCTTGAAGTTCTGTAAACAACAAGAACTTCAAAAGGCGATGGACAAAGCTCAAAAGATTATTACTCAAGGGGATTTCGAATCTTACGATAAGGTAGAAGGACTTGTAAGAGAGGCGTTACAGGTTGGGGAGATAGATAAAGGTCAAACGGATATCTTCGCTAATTTAGACACCGTACTTGATGAGGACTATCGTCACCCAATTCCAATGGGAATTAAGGGGATTGATAAATTACTTAAAGGTGGATTAGCTAAAGGTGAGATTGGAGTAATATTAGCACCAACCGGTGTTGGTAAGACAACTATCTTATCTAAAATTTCAAATACCGCGTTTAATCTTGGGTACAATGTTCTTCAAATATTTTTTGAGGATAATCCAAAGATTATTCAAAGAAAACACTTCACAATGTGGACTGGTATTGAACCGGATAATTTGGTTCAAAATAAAGAAGAGGTAATGAGTAAAATTACTGA